GGACTGGACGCCTTAGCGAGCTGAGGCGCGGGAGCAGACTTTGGCTCCTTGCTAGCTAGCATCTCATCTACCGCGCTGGCGCGCGACTGACCGCCGGAGGTCGGAATCCCACCCTCGAGAGCCAGCACTCGCACCAGCTTAGCCTTGAGCTCCTCGTACGACTTGAAGTTCTTCGGGTCGAGGAACTCCTGCAGGGAGTGCTCAGACTTCCAGATCTTCTCGAGCTTCTCGTCGTCGTCCAGCAGAGGGGCGACTCGGTCGAACTCAGACTTGTCGTAGTTGCGGTAGCCCTCTACGTTGCGGATCTTCAGCTTGAAGTTGGCGCCGTCCCAGATGTCGAACGGGTTGATAGGCTTCTCGTCCTGGAACCCAGGGTTCATGATGTCGTTGATCTTGTCAAAGATCTTCTTACCGTAGCGGTAGAGGAACACCTTGCCGTTGTTCTCGGGATGAGCCGGGTCGTTGACCACGTAGATGTTAGAGACGAAGTAGAGGCGACGCTTCTGCTTGCGAACGATCTCCTTGTTTGCCTCGATGCCGGAGTTCCAGAGCTGAGTGTTGTACTCAGACACCGGGTCGTTCTTGCCGAGAGTAGTCAGCGACTTCTCGATGTACCAGCCGCCCGGACCCTGGAAGCCGTGGTCCCACAGTCGGACGAACGGAACGTCCTCGTTAGGAGGGGCAGGAAGGAAGCGGATGACGGCGTAGCCGTTGCCGGCCTTGTCGACGTCTGGAACCCAGAAGCGGTTGTCGTCAGACTCGCCCACGACGGTCTTGTTGAGCTTGCCCATCTCTGTTGTGATGGTGTTCATGAAGGAGTCGCGCGAGCGCTTGAGTGAGGAAAAGTCAGTAGCCATTGTATTGCTCCGTATGTTTGGTTCGTATGTAGGTTTTGCTATGTGTGTGGTGGATGCCCACCATTAATATATATACCACTTCACATATTTTGTAAACACTTTTCTTTAATTATTTTCTCACACTTCTCGTGGTCGTACTCGAGGAAAGACTCATACTTCTGAATGAGAAGGGAGTGGTGGGACCAGATCACGTCATCGACCATGTTCTTGCTCCAGTACTTGAAGCACCTGGTAACCGACAGAACGATGATGAGAGTCTCCATCGAGATCTCACCGCGCAGGTACATCTTGAACAGAGGCGGCTGACCGCCTTCTGGAACGGTGCACGCGGACTGCAGGTCCTCTACTTTCTCGAGGTCCTTGCGGAAGGAGTAGGTGAGCGACTGCTTTCGCTTGAGCCAGTCGCGGTAGATGTCCTCGCTCTGAGAGTCGTTGACGATCTCACCGATCCAGGTGTTGACTCGATCCTTGTGAGTGAGGTTGGCCACTAGGTAGTCGACGACGTCGTTTCGCTTGGCCAGCTTGTGAAAGAAGAACTTGTCAGGTCGCTTCTCGAAAGCCTCGACGGTCAGTCTTACCTTACCGTTGTACTTCTTAAAGTTGTAGTCCGGCCTCGTGAAGTGTTGCTTCAGGGCCACGTACGTAGAATACGCTTCGAACGGCGTCATCTGTTTCCTCAGATAGGAAGGCGGGCTGTCTTCTCCACGAGGCGAAGTCCCTCGCAGTCTTTCTGTAGCTTTGACTTTATGGCAGGATGTTTCTTGACTAGGGTCGCGACTGACTCGACCTCAAGGTTATTCTTCTCGACGTAGAGGAGGATGGCGTCGAGGTAGTTAACGTTATATTCACTAACCAGCGTCTCGATCTCCATGAAGAAGTCGGTCGGCTGACGTACAGAGTTTATCTTCATATTGTAACTCTATCACTTTCCTATAAACTTGTCAACTATCTTTGACGAGATCTCTGGGATGTTCTTCTCGAGGAACTCTAGGACCGGGTAGCACCCGAACCCAGCTATCATGAGGACCCCGTCCCTATAGGCGAAGTCCTTCGGAAGGAAGCTTCCTATGAGGTTACCCACGAAGAAGCCAAAGAAGAGTGTTATGAACAGGAAAGTATACGAGAACTTTCTACCGTTCCTGACTGCGTATATCACGTGGGCGAGAGCGCCGAACATGGCCATGAAGCCGCTGAGAAGATATACCTTCATTACTGTCCAAGCCGAGTCGTGGTCGTACATTAATAATCCCTAGATGCTACTGCTTTTGTTTTAATTTATAGGTAGCTTTTAGATGATAATGTAGGACAGTAAACTACATGCCTGTGTATTTCAAGTCGAAAGGGTGGGGGGATTCTGTTTCCAAGCTCCCCCCGAGCTCATTTACGCTGCTAGAGCGTAAGATGGGGCAAAGTTATCGTTTGCACCTAAGAGCGGTCTTCGGTCTCCACGCACCTTTACTACGCACGTCGATCCTGTTTCGCCCCCAGCAAAGATACACCGCTCTTACGACGCCCCACAAAATGTGGCTCCAGCAGTTCAGAACGACTCAGCGGTCTTATTCGATGTATCCATGGTGGAGGCGGCGGGTACTGCCCCCGCGTCCGAAACGTCTATTCTTTACGTCTCAACGACCTTGACCATACCTTATTTATAAAACACTTAGCTTAATATGTCAACCGTTCTTTTGAAGCATGGCCTCTATCTCGAGATACTTCTTTACGATCGTGTGCTGCTCGGTCAGCACTATTAGCTTGTTTCCGATATAGACTGAGTACTTCTTTCCATTCTTTACGACCCTGATGATAGGCTCAGCGGCCGATCGCTTCTCGGTAGCTCTCTCTGAGTCTGATGAATCCGTGGATGTGGTCATCTCTCTTCTCCATGAAGATCTGTGGATCGTCGTGCTCGACCGCGATTGCGATAACCAGTCTGGTTACTGGCTTCATGGTGAGCTCCTCGTACATCACGGCGTAGGCCGAGGCCTGCATGAAGTAGTTCTGGATCCACTCTCGACGCTTTGGTTTAGACGAGGTCTTGAAGTCGACGATCGAGAGCTTCCCGTCCCACTCGGCCACGCAGTCGACTCGACCGGCAACCTGCAGGTAGTTGGAGTAAAGGGGCACCTCCTGCATTCGAACGTTGTCTAGGTGGGCGTCTAGCTCGGGCTTGAGTGACATGAACATGTCCCACGACAGCATGTCCTCCTGCTGCACCGGCAGGTTGTTGATGTAGTCCTCGCACAGCTTGTGCATCTTAGTACCGCGATCGGCCGCTCGACGAGAGATCCTGTTGGCCTCCTCCTCACCGACTCGCTTCCTCCACTCCATCAGCGACTCCTTGCCTAGGTGTCCTAGGACGGTGGTCACAGACGGATAGAGGAGACCCTCCGGCGTCTTGTAGAACCGGCCGGCCTCCTCCTGTATGGTGTCCATCTCCTCGAGAGAGGAGCTCAACGGTACGTGGTTGAACTTCTTAGACGAAGCCCATCCTTGACTTGTTGATGATGTAGTCGCGAACGAGGCCGGACCGAACGATGTCCTCTTCATGAAATTCGACGTGCTCAAAGCTATCCAGCCTCTTCAATATTGACATAAAGTCCATTAGACCCTGCTTCTCATCCTTGTACTTCAGGTCGCTCTGCCTGAAGTCGCCGCACATGATAAGCCTTGAGTTGTTACCCATCCTAGTGATGAGGGAGTCAAGCTCGTGAAAGGTCATGTTGTTGACCTCGTCGATCACCACCACGCAGTCGTTGAGGGTTATGCCTCTGACGAACGAAGTGGTCATGAACTCTACGGCACCCTTGTTCTTTAGGATGTCGTACGAGTCGCCTCTGCCGAAGAGCTCATTGCAGATGCTGTAGTAAGGTAGCTCGTATACCTTGGACTTCTCTTTCTGGTTTCCAGGAAGGAAGCCCATGTCTCTAGTCGGAACGACCGACCTGATGACGATGACTTTCTCATATTCTCGATCATTCAACACTGAGTCAAGAGCGAGGTAGAGAGATATGAAGGTCTTTCCAGTTCCAGGTAGTCCGTGAAGAAGAAGGTTTTGCCCCTCCTTGTAAGTGTTGAACGCCTTATACTGGCTGTCGGTGGAAGGCCTGATGTGTCTTAGGTTCAGGCCAGACTTTTCTCTCTTTAGCAGCTGCTGAGCTATTTCCTCGTCGCTTATGATGCCCTGTCTCTTTAGTTTTCTTATCTTAGATCGAGAAAGTGACTTCATCGAATCTCCTTACCAGGTATTGACGTTTCCTTTTGGATGAGCCTTCTTCACCTTGTTAAGAACATCTCTAAAGCCGGAGTCGGGCTTCTTCAGCCCTAGGCGCGTGGGGTCGGCGATGTTGACCGTCTTGATGACCTGCTGAAGGTGAGGGTGTCTCGCCTTGTACTCATCAAGCTCGGACATGGGCATCGTAACGTCGAACTCCCTGTCGGCCTCTGTGTCGTAGAACGTGTAGTTAGCCATTAAGAGCTATACCGTGTTCCCTCTCCCAGAACAGCTTGATCTGCTCGGGGTCGAGGTAGTCGTATCCCTTCTCATACATCTCTCGGATGACGATGCGCTCGAGCTCAGTCAGGTCGTCGCGCTCGTATTCCTTGATCTCAAAATCAGCGGCCATAGCTATCTTCAATCTCCATGAGAGCCGCGATGTTCTTGGACTTGATCGCGGAGTTTATCTTCTTGTTGAGGTTCTTTTGCTTCTGCTTCTTAACGTCCTTAAGCGAGACATTAAACTCGTCAAAGTCGTCGTAATCGCCGCGATAGTTCGCGCGGTAGCCTTTTCTCTTCATGTAGGGACTAGTCCTGGAAAAGCTTTTTGGATAAGCTTCAAGTTGATGGTCTTATAGGGAGACTTCTTGTCCTTCATGGCGATAAGGAGCTCGGCGTCTTCCTTATGAACATACTGTAGAACGTCTATGAACAGACTCTCACGCTTCACCTTCGTCAAGTTCTGATTGCCACCCTTGACGAAAAGGTACAGTCTCCTCGCCTCCTGGTAGAGGTTACCGTACTCGTCGAACTCAGACGGCTTGTACGGAGGCGCACCAGGTGGGAGAAGAAACTCGATGTCGGGATGAAACATATGGACCAGGATAGTCCTTAGGGTTGGGTTGTCGTGTCGACGCAGGAACTCTATACGAGCGTCTGGCGTCGGCTGCTGTGACGCCTCCTTAAGGATGGAGGCTATGGTTCTTTTCTGCATTATTTAGAACTCACTAATGTTTTCCATCAAGTTCTTCAACTTGTGAGTTACGAAGTAGTTAAACATCTTTGACCGGTCCTTACCAGCCTGCTCCCTATATTTATTAACGATCGTCTCTCTGATGTCGGCCGGGATGCACTTCAGGTCGATGAGGGTCTGGTTACGCTTCCAGCCACGGAGAGTCTTCTCATCCAGACCGCTGACGTCGGAGCTTATCCACTGCTCGACCTTCTTGGATGAGATTGGCGTCTGGCGACCACCCTCCACGAAGACGCCGTCGGCCGACAGGATGTTGGGTACCCCGTCGCCGCGGTCGCCGCGGATGATGTGTTCCTTAAGGAAGGTCTCTGGGTCGTCGTGGCGGACGAACTTCTTCTTGACCGGGTCGAACTGCTTGACGCCGATGTGGCTGTGCAGCTGGATGAAGTCCTTGTCACCTGAGATGATGAGGGTCTTCTCACCAAGGTGACGCTCATCCTGGATGAGAGTGGCTATGATGTCGTCGGCCTCTGCCCCGTCGACACGAACCACACGGTACGGGAAGAAGGTGCTGAGCTCGTCCTTGATCCGGTCAAAGACCTCAAAGATCAAGTTCCAGTTCAGCTCGCTCTCCTCGCGAGCCTTGCGACGGTGAGCCTTGTAGTAAGGGAACACCTGCTTGCGCCACGAGTTACGTCCGTCGCTGGCGATGACTAGCTCACCGTACTCGCCCTTGAACTTGCTGTTCAGGGACCGAATGGTGTTGAGGACCATGTGCCGAAGCAGGCCCTCCTCTAGATCGACGTTGTGGTGGCCGTTGAGCTGAACCATCAGCGTCGAGATCATGACTTGATTGAGGTCTAAGATCATCATGTTGTAAACATCTCCTGTCTTATTATAATAAGACAGCTCTATAATAATGTCAACTGTTTCTCTGCTTGTAGTTGTAGAGAAGCTCGCCCGACTCCTCGTCGTAGTCCTCGGTCATCTCATAGAGAAGCTCGAACACCTCGTGGGTCGGATGGTCCATTCCCGAGAACCTACACATGAGACCGATGAGAACCTCGCGAAGGAGCATGATGTCCTTCGGAAAGTGCTCGGAGATCTCGTCCTCGTTGTTCTTGTTCAACTTGAGGAGAGCGATCTTGGTGACTATCATCTCGAGAAGCTCGTCGGCTATCTCGGAGTAGTACGCCGTCCTAATCAGCTTGATCTTCTCAGCCATGTCCTCGGCGTTGAGTGGAAGATCTGAAACGTCGAGTCGTGCGTTGCGTCCTGGAAAGTTTAGTACGTCTGTCATGTAGTGCCCTCTGGTGGCTATGCCATATTTATGTAGCCACCAACTCCAGGTGATCTTCTACTACTTGAACTCTCACCATCTCGCCGTCTCCGCTCCACCTGATATAGTCGCGGCCTCCGTCGACGAACCCACCTGGAATTGTAACGAAGTCGTGACGGTATCGAGAGTAGTACAGCCTCCCGCCGACTATTACGCCATTGAACGGCTCGGTGGCAGTAATACCGTCGGCAATGGTCCACTCGTCGCAGTTTTTGAAGAGCGCGAAGTAGTTAGAGCCCTTGGGATGAGCTTTCTCGGTGTAGAAGATGGCCGCAGGAAAGTTGTACCACTGACCGCTCTTGCTCTGTATGCAGGAGTCGAAGACGAACTTAGCGTCGTACATCTTCTCGATCGCGTCGATGGTGTCTGCATAGATGAGCGTCGGCTCCATGTGCTCAAGTCTCATCTGTCGACTGCCATCAGTTTGAGGTAGCACGTCTTTAATTCCTCTATCAAGAGTTCGTTGTATTGGCGAAGGTACTTGATCTCCTCGATGACTCTCACCATGTCGACGTCACCGGTCTTCTTGTACTCTCGCTTAACGATGTCTAGAGGATCTGTTGGGGAAGGTGCGTCCATTACGTCACCACCTTGAGTAGGATTGTGTTCTCGTTGATACGCTCCTGGAGCGACTGGTTACCCTTGAGCTCGTCCATCACCTTCTTAAGGATGATCTTACCGCCCTGCATGATCTTGTCGACTACCTTCTCGGTCTGTCGACCGGTGCCTCGTGTCATGCTGGTCTTCTCGTCGTAGTTGACTATGGACGAGCGCTTCACCTTGAGGCCACCGCGGTCTAGGGCTCGGAACACAGTGACGGTGCGGTACTTTGTGTTGAAGCACCAGAGCTCCTGGGCTCCTAGGATCTTCTCAGGGTTGATCGAGGCGAGCTTGTACTCGGTGGACTCCTTCATGTACTTCAGGTGCTTTAGCTGCTTCTCGAGAGACACGGCTCGAGGCTTGCGAGGTGCACGCATCTTCTTAGTGACGCCGGCGTATCGCTCTGCCTGCTCGACCAAGTTCTCAAAGAAGGCGAGACGGTCGCGCTGCTGCTTCTTACTCATGTGTGAGTAAGCTTCCTTGAGCTGCTCGCAGCCGCCGTCGACTAACTCCTGAAACTCAGCGACGATCGGACGATAGTAGGCGGCGATCTTGTTGGCGTGCATCGCTGGGATCTCTGACTTCTTGAGCCAGTCATATAGCTCGACGGGTTCTCCCGAGTCGATCATGGCCTCTACGTCGCCGATGATGTCGTGCACCTTGTCGCGTATGCGATCCTGGATGGACACGACGTTAGTCTTCTCCTCGGTCTCGGGCTCCTCGTCACGTGCCTTGAGCAGACACTCGGCGAGACTCTTCTCGAGGAACGGCTTAGATGAAGCAGGAAGCTTGAAGCCGCGACTGATCATGCGAGCGATGGCCGCAGCAGTAGTAGGAACCCAAGTGTCTGATACGCGATCAAACTTCTTGGCCTCAGCTCCGCGCTGGTTCGACTTGAGGTAGTCCTTGATGAAGCCGCGACGCTCCTTGGTATCGACCATGTAGTTGTACCAACTGAGACACTTGGCGTACTCGGCCTCGGTGATCTCAGCGTCAGACTTGCTGATCGGCTCCTCGCCGAGGTACTTCTCGTTAACGAGATAGGACTCGGACCGCGTGACCCGAGGCTTCTTCTTCGATCTCATCTGCAGCAGGCTCTTAGCCATCAGTTAGACTCCAGCTTACGGGTAGTCTGATCGTGGTCGATCATGATCCTGAGCATGTAGAAGAAAGACAGGACTTTCTCGACCGAGGCGTTCATGTCCGGCTTGTCACAGAACAGGCAGTAGACCTCAAACAGGTCCGGAGCGCTGTGCTCACAGGTCGTGAGGTCGATTGACTTAAGCTCGTGGCCGTACTTGTCGACAGACATGTCTTTTCTCCTTTTCACCATATATTGCTATTATATAAAAGTCTAGCAATAATGTACACCGAAAAGTTTCTCGAGTACGGCAGGGTCGCCGTATGTCGAGTACTGACCGAACTCTTGAGAGCCCTTGTAGTCCCAGACTCCGAACTTCTGTCCGTCGATCTCGAACCCCCAGGAGCTGACCACCTTGTCCGGATCGTCCTGAACGTTCGGACCAAATCCAAGGATCCGAGTGATGGTCGCGACGTTGATGTCGTAGAGGGTGCCGGTGCGGCTCTGGCCGGGTTGGTCGATTGGAGTGATCTTCATCTTATTTCCTCACAGATACATGATTGCGGAAGGACGAAGGACGGCAGCGGCACCGACCTCTAGCTCGTAGATAGCCAGCTCGTCGATGGTGCACTCACCGCGGCTGTTCAAGCGAGAGGCTTGATACACCTCGGCCGCGGCGACAGCGTCTTCTTGAGAGGCGTAGAGACCGATAACGGCCTCACCCTCGTAGTCGAAGCACTCACATAGTACGAACATGATGTAGTCTCCTAGAATATGATAAGCCAAGAAGCGGAACACGGGATGTCAGATCCCGGTACGTGTAGATGAGCGGGAGCGTAGAAGACGATCCCATGCGACTCAGGCCACTCGGCGATAAAGTCAAGAGCTTGCGGGATTGTGATAGAGTGAGTCATGTTATCCTCTCAGCGAACGTTGACGTAGATCTTGGTGTCGTGGCCGTAGCCCATGCGAACGAGACGCTCGCGTACGGCGTTGACGATGCCGATGAAGTCGTCGATGCCGGTGCGGAAGTCCAGAACATACGGACCGAAGGGGACGAGTGAGACTGTAACGCGATTCATGACTTTCTCCTATCAGTCGAAGTAGACGGTCATCGCACGGTCCTTGCCGTACGAGATGTTGATGTACGTGTCAAAGATGTCACCGTCTTTAGGGAGGTAATTCTCTAACAGCTTGCAGAAGCGCTTCAGACGCACGTCGAACATAGGCTCACCGCGCTCCACGTACTCACCGGCGCAGCCGCAGCGGCAGATACGGTCCCGGCCGGTATAGATCCGGGTGACTTTGTGGGAATTGAAGATCATGTCAAAGACCCTTAGTTGAGAAAGTTGATGGAGAAGTTGGTGTCAGTCAGTGAGTCGATAAGTGATTTGAAAGAGTCGAGCTTGTCGTTGGAGATAAGGAAGAGTTTGTTAGAGGTGTCATATTGGATGTCGAATTGGTCGATGATAGGGATGATGTCGTGGGAAAGGTCAGATTGAGTGGTTATAAACTCGAAGGGGATCATGTTTGTTTCCTTGTCCATATTCTTATAGTAGTCCATCTTACAAATAATGTACACCAAAAAGTGATGTTTTTATGAAAAAAAATGAAAAAAATAGCCCTTACAGATCAATGGCTTAGGAAAAACCGTGGATCTATAAGGGCTTATAAAAAGCTATGGTATTTCAATGGCTTAGAAAAAGCTATGGTATTTCAATGGCTTAGTTTTATCACTTTTTGGTTGACATTATTTCTCAAATGGACTACTATAATACCATAAGGAGTACAAAATGAGAACAGACTGGAGTCACCTAACCTACGTCACCCGCCAGAAGGTCGGCCGTGACTGGCATA